AGCAACTACACAGGCTCCAGCAGGAGCAACACCGCCGGCAGCTGAACTAACTGTTCAGGATTTAACTGCTATTAAGCAAATCATTGATGTTGCTAGTACACGCGGTGCATTTCGTGCAAATGAAATGGCAGTAGTTGGTACAACTTATAACAAACTTGAATCTTTCCTAAGTGCTGTATCTGCTCAACAAGAACCGCCAAAGGAAGAAGCAAAAGGAGAGTAATATGGCTCTAAAACATATAGGAAGATCTGTTAAACAGAAAAAAAGATGTGCAGTAGCATATAGAGTAATTCCTGGGGATCCTAATTTTTCATTAGTAGTTTTTAGCGAAAACTTAGATGCGCCTGATCACGATTCTCTTATGAAACTATTAGAATCAGATGCAGGACAAAATGCTAATGAACTTGCTGATGCAATGCATAGAACTCAATTAGCTGATGGACAAAATATGTTACTTGGTTTCCATCGAATGGGCAAATTAACTAAAGTATTATCTGAAGATATTGAAATGACTCCAGATACTAAGAGCACAGTAAATTTAGCAGAACTTAATAAAATAATTGCTGAGCAAAAAGGTGTAACAGTAGGTGATTTAGCAAACGAAATAAACGGCGCTAGTCCTGTAGCACAAACTGCTCCAGTAGAAGATACTACTAATATTTCTAGAAGCGAAACAGATGCACCAGCTGGTGTATTGTCAGACGAAGAACTGGCTGCTCAATATCGTTCACAAGCAGATGCAATGTTTAAAGAAGCAAAACGTTTAAGAGAACAGGCCGAGGAGTTGGTACCTACTAAGAGGAAAACCAAAGCCAGTGTCGAAGAAGCCCAGTAAAAAACTTCCCCAAGACGTTATAAATCATTGGCCAGAGGTATTCGAGGATGTTGACATAGATGTTGTCCCTCTCGAATACCTCCATTCTGTACGAGTAGAATTTATCGACGGAAAGATATGGGATATTGCCATTGATACTTCAAAAAATAAGATAGAAATCTTAGAAAAATCACTAGAAGAACTGTTTGACGAATATAAAGACGCTATTAAAAACGTTGACTTTAGGTTAAATACCAACAAGGTTAAAGAAGATATTACCAAACGGACACGTAAATTCCTTAAATTAAGAAAGTAGTCATTCCTGTTCAATCGGATAAATACTAATAACAAATATTATGTTATCAGGAGTTTAACGAATGGCTTTACAAATTAGACGCGGTACGGACACAGAGCGTTCAAGTGTTGTATTTGCAGAAGGCGAGCTAGTATATATTACAGATACAGATGCACTGTTTATCGGTGACGGCTCAACTGCTGGAGGTATAAAACTTACAGACAACGCAGGTGCAATCCTTGGAACGTATATTACCGCAGATACAAATAATTCAAAAATAAATTTACAACAAAACTTAGACCTTAACGGCAACGATATTATTGGTACAGGTAATATCAACATTAATGGCACTATTACTGCTACCGGCAATGTAAACATTGGTGACGATGCTAATACTGATACTGTAGACTTTACTGCAAAGATAACAAGCTCATTAACTCCTAATGCAGACTCTACATATAACATTGGTGCAGCAAACGCTCGTTGGAACAATGGTTACTTTACTGGATTAACAGTAGACGGTCAAATAGATGCTGTTTCTTTAAACGGTAATGTTATAGCAGACAATTCAACTGTAATGGTTGATGTAAGTGCTAATACATTTACTGGTGATTTAACAGGTGATGTTACAGGTAACTTAAACGGAAACTTAACTGGTAATGTAACTGGTAACGTAACAGGTGATGTTACGGGTAATACAACAGGTTATCACACAGGCGATGTTAAAGGTTCTGTGTTTGGCGACGACAGCACTCCTATTATAGATGCTGTTGGTAACAATATCTTTACAAACAGCGTAACTTTCTCAGGTGGTATGAGCATTAATGATGCTAATAACGATTTTACTATCGATGCTTCTAACGGATCAACAAATATTATTAACTTTAAAGTTGATGGTGGTGATGTTTATATTGATGCTAATGGTGTTTTACAAGCAGGTCAAGGCGTTGTTGGTAATGTTACAGGTAATACTGCTGGCACACATACAGGTGATGTAACTGGTAATGTAGTAGGTAATACAACTGGTTATCATACAGGTGATGTTAAAGGTACAGTATTTGGTAATGACTCAACTATACTAGTTGATGCAGTTAATAATACAATTTCAGGGTCAGTTATTAGTGGTACGATCACAGCAAACTTAACTGGTAATGCAGCTGGTGATCATTCAGGAACATTTACCGGAAACATTTTTACTAGTCTAATTGATAGTGCAGATTCAAGTGCTATTGTAGTAACTCCTGCAATGACTTTTAATGCTGATATTATAATGAATCAAGGATTTGAAGTTAATCCAGATGGTGCTTTAGGCGGTCAGGTTATTAGAGGTAGACCAGATGGTGAACTTTCTGTAAGAACATTACGAACACTTGATGTTATTCACGATTCAGGTGGTGAAATTAAGTTTAAAGATAGAACAGGATTTGAAAACAGATCAACTTTTGAAAATCTGTTAATTGCCCAGGATAAAGTAGAACTATTTAGAATTTCAGGTGCAACTGATCCTAGTTTAGTGCTTCACACTTTTACAGGTGATCCAGATGACGATGTAGCAGTTGCAAACCCAGCAAATTACGATACACACTTTGAAGCAACTAACGAAAAAGTAACATTTGGTGTTCCTGCTAAGTTTGCAGTAGTTGCAGATGATACTGCTAGAACTGCTCTTGTTCCAAGTCCAGAAAAAGGAATGGTAATACTTATGGAAGCAGGTACTACTCCAGCAGCAACAAATCAATTACAATTCTTTGACGGTTCTAACTGGACTAACGTATAATAAAGGCGTTTTAGAGCTTATATAAGCGTCATACACACACTTTATATACATTATAGTACAAAGTTAATTAGTCATAAAAAAAGGCGCATTATGCGCCTTTTTTATTATGTATAGTACCTTACAGTACTATCATACATTCTACTAATTTTTCGCCTTCTTCACTATTTGATTCTAATGCTACTGCAACCTTGTGTATGCCTTCTTTAACTAGACATCCGTTATCGCCTGCAAATAATAAAGTGCCTTTTTGAACTGCTCCAACTACACGAGTTGGAACACGACCTTTAAGTGCTATAGGTTGACCGTTTTCTAAACTTGAATTCATTAAGTAAGCAGGATCTGTTGATACAATTCCTACCGGAAATGATACTGCACTACATGCTTCTAATTCATGACCTTCATCTGTACATACTGTGACTACTGTGCCTGGAGCAAGTTCTTGATCGGTTGTGTACATCTCTGCTAAGTCAGCATATTCTGCCGAAGTAGCAGTACCTTTAAATTTACCTGTTGACAGTGTTATACCATCTACGTCAAAAACTGTATGTTGTACGTTAGCTAATGTATACACCATATTAGAATTAGAAATAATATTAGTACTGTTAGTGTCGCCGCTAATAATTCTGTCTGAACTAAGACCGCTAATTGTGCTATTAACACCAGCAATTAAAGCGTCAACTTCGCCTGTACTGTAAACACCTAAGTTAGTTCTAGCAGTAGGTGCTGTAGTTGCTCCTGTACCACCACCTGAAATTGCAAGTGTACCTTCGTTTGCAAAATTAAAGTTATTACAGAACAAATTATCAAAGTAACCATCTTTAGTTGTACCAACTTCGTTAACATGCCCAACAAACTTAACGTTAGCTGTAATTGTTTCGCCTGTAATTGTATCATCTGATACAATGCCAGTTTCAGCTGTAATTATTCTAGCAGCAAAGTCACCAAACTGATCTCTAGCAACAAGGTTGCCGCCTCGGTTGTCTGAACCAGCATTAAGTCCAAGAAGTGCTGTTGCACTTTCAGTTGCTGCTCCGTCTTGTATATTGTTTATGTATACGTTAACATAAGGGTCATTGTCATATATTGCAAGACTTTGAACATAGTTACCTGTAGTATCACTTCCTAGTGCTACTTTATTATTTCCAACGGTAATATTTAATGTTACATCTTGAGATCCATCAAATTCTACTGAACCGTCTGCATCTCCTGCTATTGTAAGTGTCATTTTTTCATGCCATCTAGTAGCAGTTGATGACTGTCCGTTTAATCCGCCAATAAATTCATTTGCCCATAAACTTCCGTTTTCGTCTCTAACAGCAACAGTATTAGGAACATTGCTACCTTGATTAGCAACACTTGCAGAACGATTTTCAAATTGATCTGGAGTTCCTGTTGGAACTCTTATTGTTGCTGATCTAGAAGCTAGTCCATTAAATTGTTCTGCAAATAAATGTCCATTACCATCACGTAATGCTAGTTTATTTGCTGTACTTGTTACAGTTGCATTTACATAATCTGTTGTACCGTCTACTTGTACACTATCTGCTTTTGTAACTCGTGCTGTAAGGGCTGCTGTTGCGTCTGCGCTGTTGTATAACGCTGTTCCACGGAATGCTGTACCAAAGATATCACCAACGCTATCTCTTGTAACAATAGCATTGTTTGTATTAGTTCTAGTAGCAATTCTAAAAGTACCGTCACTTAAAAGGTTGTTAGCATTATCTGCAATACCTCTAAAGTTTACAGCATACACTTCATTCCAGCGTAAACTTGAACTACCAATATCTTTACTGTTATCTGTTGCTGGCATTGCGCCATCGGCAGTAAGTGTTAATGGTGTAACTGTGTTACCACTTACATCATCAACTTTAAAGTTTATCTTTCCACCATTAATAGTTGATTTAAGTTCTGCTTCGCCATTTGAAACTCTTAATGTTACTTCATTATTTGGACCAATTAATACACCGTCGTTATCATCAATATTAACTTGAGTTAAAAATATAGGATTAGAACGTTGTACAAATTCTTGTGCAAGTGTTCCGCCTAGTTGTAGTGTATTTGACACTGTACCGTGGAACTGATAGTTTCCACTAGTAACACCATTGTTTGCGTTTTCAGTATTTAAAAGTGTAATACCTTTTTTAATTCTATCAAATCCTGTTATTGGATTTGAATCGTCTAATACAAACTCATCATTACTTACTGTAAAAATTACAACATCGTCTACATACCCTTTTAAAATTTTGTGTTTGTAGGGTGAAGGGTCTGCTTGGCCTGCAAATAAATTATCAAATACTTCAGCATCTTCTACTGCTGTTTTAATTGTTTGATTTCCTCTTGGTCCAATTAGTACAAATGGATCACCTGAAGTTGCGCCGTTGTGTGTATATAACTGACTTGTTACATCATCCCACCATAAATCGCCTTTATTGACGTTTGCTGCTGTAATTGCTGCGCCGGTAGGTTTAGCACCAATGTGAAGGTTTCCAAGGGGAACAAAAACACTCTCATCATTGCCGTCATATGCTTTAATCTTTTTATCAGTTGTATCAAACCATAACTGACCTGCAATAGGTCTAGGTGGTTGATTAGCACCAGCAAAATTCTCTAACAAGTAGATAAAGTTTTCATTTTGAATTTCGCCGTAACCTGCGTAGTTTTTACCTATTAGTTTAAGGTCAGTGGTATTATCAATAGTACCATCTTCAACTACTGCAACGTCTTGATTGCGAGTATTAAATATTGTGTAAGCCATTCGTTACTTCCCCTATTACGATATAGTATTTATCGTATTTCCCTTTTAATTTCGTTACGGTGTTTCACCGTTTGGTCCTGTAGCAGATGCTTGCCATTCATACGTCCCGCCGTTATCGATAACTTTGTAAAAGCGTTTTACGCGAGTTGTTTGTGCCGGTGAGCCGCCATCATCTGCTTTAAGGGTAACATCACCTGAAGTAGTGCCAGTAAATCCAATATCTTGAACTAATTGTTGGTTTGCCGAACCACCATTTGTTGGTGGTGTACCATATGGTTCAATAGTATTAATGTCACTAAAATCTGCACCAATCTTTGTTGTACTAATTGTATTTGATATATCAATATTAGAAACTTGACCTCTAAAAGAAGTAGTATGTACTCTAGCAAATGTATTAAGTCTTTTTTCTGCTGCTGGGTGCAAGAAATCTAAAATATCTATAATTTGTTCATTTAAACTGTTAAATCCAGTTTGTGGCATGTCTGTTACATCAAGTGCAAGTGCAACAGTATTACTTTCCATTTGTGTATCAACGTAATCTTTGTTAGCAGCATCACTTAATGCACCTGTAGTGTAGTTTGTTGTTGCAACACCAGTAATTTTAACATCATTACCAGCATTAGTAACAGTTATAGTGTCTGCACTATCTATACGCAATCCATCTATCGGTGCTTGTATCGTAGGTAATGTTGCTCCGTATGCTGTAACTTCGTCAATTAAAATTCTAGTAGTACCTGGCTCACCAACTCTTACTCTATCTAAAATACCAACGTCTCTTAATCCTGATGCTACTTCAATGTTTACACCTAATTCAAAATATGTATCAGGTGCAGATGTTTGTTCTATCATCACTCTTGGATTATTAGAAACTCTATCTATAATCTTAAATGCTTTATCTTCAGCAAGTGCAAAGTTTTCACTTGATTCCCATTGATCATCGTAAGCGTTATTGATCCATTTTAAATACTTGTCATATTCATTAGATACAGCAGGAGTACCTTTAATAATAACACCGGCGCCGTTAGCAGTAACATCAGATCTTTGTACAGCTGAAGCTACATATGCTTCTGTACCAATAGGTTCTTCTCTTAACAAAATTCCTGCTGATGCTGCTGTTAATCTATTTGATAAACCTTCACTAAAGGATCCACTAACTGGTTCTAAATATAGTGTTAGTAAATCATCTGATATAGATTTAAATCTACCTTGTGCATTAGTATTTGATTCTGTAATTAATTCATTCTCTGTTAACAATGCTGCAATAGTAGCATTCATTGGACTGTTTAAGGTAATTACAGTATCAGCATGTCCTAATTCAAGATTATAATCATCAACAGTTAGTGTTGAAGTTTCAAGTACTGTTTGGTTACCTTCAACTGTTAAGTTTCCTCGAATAATAGTATCGCCGTTTACATCTAGTGTTGCTCTAGGAACAGAGCCTAAATCCATATTAATACCAGCACGTCTATTATTTGAAGTTAATACAAAAGCATCATATTCTGAATCGCCTAACATATTAACTCTAAACTTATCATCTTTACCTGTAAGTATTATAGAAGTTACTTCGTCAGTTGCTTGAAATCTTGCTTCTCCTGTTCTACCTATAGTTAAACCATTTGAGTTTTGAATAAAAATTGTACCTGTTGTAGTACTATTTGCATCTGAGAACAAAAATTGCGATGCAGATTTTCTAATTCTGTTTCCGTTACTGTCAAGGTCATTTGTAATAAGTGATTCTGCTGCATTTGAAACTCCGTAAAATACAAAGTTATCAGAATCAATAATGTTATAGCCTTTTAAAATTCTTCCAGTAATACGTAATCTTGATTGTTCTGATAATGATGGTTCAAAGTTTATATTACTTAATAGTGCAACAGGAGTATTTGCAATTAAAAGTTTTACTACTGTTCTGTCTTGACCATCTTTACCTCTAACTGTATCTACTACATAACCACTAGTTCCTTGGGCATCTGTATATGCAGGACCTACTAGTATAGGATCACCTGTGCCATCATAAAAGTGTAACTGGTTTGTAGAGTTATTGATCCAAATATCACCTGCAACCATATCTGGTTGAGTATTACTTATAATAGGACCACTTGCTTTAAAACCACTTCCGTCATAAACTTTAAGTCTTGCTTCAGATCTATCATACCATACTTGTCCAACAATTGGCGTTGCTGGAGGCGAAGTGCTTGCAAAGTTTTCTAATAACTTAATAAGATTCTCGTTGAATGCTTCTCCAAATCCAACGTAGTTTCTACCTATAAGAGTTAAATCGCAGGAAGTAGTATCTATTTGACCGTCTACTAATTCTGTTAGTAGTGTTCCGTCGGTTTTGTTAAGTTTGTAAGCCATTTATTTTATTCCCCTGCATAAATTAGATAGTTAAGTGTTAAAAATGGGCTTAGTGTATCAAATGCTTGCCCTATAGTTTCTTGTGACGATACACCACCAGTACCTGCATACAATGCACCAGTACCAGTACCTACTAAATCTTGTTTCTCAACTGTGCCACCTTGACCTAAGTTAGCAACTGTTGATGTATCACTAAATGCATAGAATTGCGATCCGTCGCCGCCGTCCATATCATTTATCATATCGTGTTCGTGTTCTGGAAGATTAGTTAATTCAAGTGATACTTGTTCTACGCCGCCGTTGCCGCCAATAGCATCTGCAGAGTCGTTAATAATTCGTTGTGCGTTTCCAGCTTCTCCCATAATATCTGCACCTAATGGGAATCTGCCGCGCATATCTGGTACAGCAAAATATTTTTCTGGATCAAATCCTGCTTGTTGTACTAAACTCTTTGATAAAAATGACCACTGTATAAGACTGTGTAAATCTGCATATTCTGCAATTAAGTATATGCCGCCATCACAAACTAACCAACCGTCGGGTATTGGAATTTCAATATCATTAATAATACCTGCATATGGTATAACTGTACCTACTGGCACAATCGCCTTAACTCCTGCAAGTATTCTAGACCTTGGCATTTTAAACACGCCTTCAGGTTTGTTAACTAAAAATTCGTCATTGTCTTCCGAAGGAACAGGTTTAGCATTTACGCCAGCACCAATAACATCTGGTCTGTTAGCAATAAAGTTGTTACTAACCGCCGTAGTAAATGTTACTGTTCCTTGTTGTCCGTCAAAACTGACATTGTTAGCAGTAACATCGCCTGTTACTTGGAAAACTGTAGGAGACGATAATCTATCTGCTTGTCCAGATCTTCCTGAAACTGAACCTTGTACTTCGCCTCGTAGACTTCCAATAAATTCTGTAGCATACATTGCTGAGAAAACTCTAGTTGGAGTACCAATAGTTCTTAAGTTATTTTCATCTGGAACAATAGCAGCATTATATGTATTTCTTAAAGCATCAACACCAAACTCCGACAAGTCTATACTTGTTAAAGGTATTGAATCAGGTGCTCTACCTACTGTTAACGGACCTTGGATTTTAGCTTGTCCACCAACAGATAAGTTCTTAGCAATGCCTGCACCACCAGTAGTTATAATACTACCACTATTAACAGTTCCGCTGTCTAATAAACTTGTTACTTTAATTTGTTCGTCTGATTGAATAATACCCGATACATCTAATTCTTGTTCTGGTCCTGACTTGTTAATACCAACTTTTCTAGAACTGTCTACTGTTAATACAGCTTCTAGTATAGGATTTTCATCAACTAATTGTGTGCCTGGGTTCATTCTAATTTGTAAATTAGAACCTGGTATAGCATGAGATATGACGCCGCCAAAACCATCTATTGTTAGTTTTAATTCTGAAGTTTCACCTATTGACAATCCTTCTGGATTTTTAATTGCTATAGGATAGTTTATAAGGTTAATTGCGTCTTTACGCATAACATTAGCAGCAGTAATTAATATATCTTGAGCTGTTGTTACTCCTGGTATAACTAACCCTAATGCTTTTTCTGAAATACCATTAAATTGTGATACGCCATCGCCTGCTATATTTGCTGCTGATAGATTAATTCCTGGACGTATTCCGCCTTCAAATCCTTCAATTGTTGCTTTTGGACTAAATGCTTCACTTGAAATAATAGCAACAGGTTTTCCTTTTGCTTCAATGAATACAACATCATATTCGTTGTTATCAATAGCAACAATTTTATCTGGTCTAGAACCAGTAGCAAGTCCTTCTGCAAATTGTGGACCTACAAGCAACCATCCAGAACCAGCAAATAAGTATAATTGTTGGTTATCTGTATCAACCCAAAGATCACCAATAACTGAATTTTCTGCATCTGGAGCAATATTTGCTTTTTTGAGTCCGCCAGCTGCTACCCATGTACTACCATCCCATAGTTTTAATTGGTCAACACCCGGACTATTGTCATACCATAACTGCCCTTCTACTGGACTTGATGGCTGTGTTGCATTTGCAAAATTTTCTAATAGATGTAAAAAGTTTTCTGCAATACTAGAACCATAAGCAGTAGTATTACGTCCTGGCAACTTTAAAGAAGTTTCTTGGTTAATAGTATTATCTTCAATGACAATACTGCCTTTATTAACAAAGTCTGAATATCTAATTTCGTATGCCATTTATTACACCTCGTTAAAACCTGTTAAACTTTGAACCCTTACAGTGTAATCTATTTGAATAAGTCTATTCAATGATTTTTGAACTGGATGGAAGATAACATGTGTTAATAGCCTACCGTCTGCACCATTTGGACCTGCACTAACAAGTCCTAGTTCGTCAAATACATAAAGATTTTCTGTGTTTGTAGTAGTATCAAACGCATCTTGTCCGCTAGGTTCACCATAGTCTAGCAAACAACTAACAAGTATGTCTGTATAATTTGTACCACTTACGTGTCTTGTTTCAATTTTGTTTCTTACTGGATCAGTATTATTTCCTGCTTGATCGTCAACGACTTTAGCAAATGTTTGATTATACAAACTTGCATTTGTTCCTGTGCTATTTGGAGTCAAGTATGTAATAATACCTGTCGGATCAACTGACGTTCCTCCGTTTCCAAACGCCATTTTGTATATTGGACCTTGTCCAGAATTGGCTAGTGATTCTGCTAACGCTAAACTCATATTTTCATAATGAATAGCGTTACGTTTGTCAATAAGAATTTCTCCACTCTCAGGATCATGGATTTTAATATGTCCTTGGAGTAGTACTCCGTTTAAATCTTTAAATGTATCTGTCATTTTATCTTCCTGCTAGTGTATTTATTTAGGTAAGTCAGTTGTTGCTCCACGTATGAAATCTGCAATAGCATTATCTGCATATCTCAATTGTTCTCCAGGTAATTGCCATGTTTTTCCTAGTTTTCTAACAACTAAAACCCTAGTTGCTTCTATTGGTTTCTCTGCAAGAGTAACTATAGCAGTATTATTTTCAATTGATAGTGTAAATTCTGGCTCTAATGTAATATCACCTTCTGGACTATCAGCATCAATAATGTTTGTTATTAAGTTACCTTCGCTATCTATTTCTTGGAACTGGTAAGCTGATATTGAATTTTTGCGTAATCTTCTACCTGCAACAAAAATTTCAAATTCGTCAACACCTTTTGTAGGTATCCAATCAAGTGTAAGTTGCGTTGATTCATCATCAAGTGCAATTAAGCTCACCATTTCATCTCTATAAGGAATAGTCTCTGAAGTACTTTGATCCATTAATTCTGTACCAACTTCGTATACATCTTTAGGACCTGTTCCTAGTGTTCCTCTCCTTAACTGTGATAGAACATTATCTTCTACTTTGAAGTATTCAATTCTTTCACCTTCAACAAATAACACACCAGGAATATTAAGTTCCGTACTCGGCTGTGTTATTCCGGTTGCATCTGTCAAAGTTATCTTTTCGTCTGTAATGTGTAACGGCTCTCTAAGAATATAAACATTATTTTTGTTTAATCTCTTATAATGAGTTCTGTTTAACATATCCTTAAACATCCTAAACCCAAATTTTTCAGTTGCTTTATCAGCTGCAAAATGAATAACTTGTATTACATCATTTTCTTTAACGGGTCTATCTATTTGTACGTAATTATCCATTTTAACTAATCTATAATCTACGCTTGATGTTAACATTTCTCCGTTTAGCAATACCCACACATATGCTATATCTAAAGCTGGAACTCTTAGTTGTACTAAACCTCTAGTTAATCTATTAAATTCATAGTAATCATCTGTTCCAACAGTTAATGTAGATCTAGTTACATTAACTTTAGTTTCCATTTGTATATCTTGTATATCGTGTTTGTTAAATTTATAAACATCTATAGTAGCATTTTCAGCCGGAGTATCTTTTAGAATTAAACTATCTCCTGCTTCGATAAATTCTATTGCAGAAATATTATCAGCCGATGCTTGGCTAGTTAGTCCTTTTACAGGAATAGTATCATCAAGATCAATTGCTTGTACAAGTCCTGATACTGTGCCAACTAACACAAGATTTCCTGATCCTGTAGAATAAGATTTAACTGTTGCTGTATAAACAGTACTATCTCCTGTTCCAATTTCAACAGTTTCCCCAGGTTCAAATGTACCAATTGCATTTGGAACAGTTATTAAAGTATTTCTATTAAAGTCATATTCGCCAGATTCTGGAATAACAATTTCTAAATCATCGCCAACTTCTCCAACGTTATCAAACAATGTTACTGAAGAGTCACTATAGTTCCAACGATAGTCTTGTAATAATGCTAATTTTTCACCGTTTAGATAGACTATAACTGAATCAGGACTTAAACTACCTGTTGCATATTGTGATCTATCTAACACATATTCTCTAGAAGTACTAATATACCAATGTTGTGTATATCCTGGATAAAGAATTTTATTATCAACCTTAACAATAATGTTATGACTTAAAGGAAGTCTAGTTGACGGCTCTGGAGTTAATTCAAATTCAACTGTACTACCGTCGCCTATAAATCTATCTACAAGGACTTCGCTATATCTTTGTATTGTAGCATCTTCGTTAGTGTCAAATAACGAGTAATATATAAATGCATTTTCTTCAGGAGCAACTACAAACTGCATTGCGGTATAGCCTTGTAAATCTCCGTATGTTTCGTCGGCTTCAAACAGAGTAACTTGTGCTTTTTTACCATCTACAGTAATATAATATTGCTGATTTGGATTATAAAGTGCGCTAGAAACAAAAATTTGTGTTGTTCCGTCCCCAGTAAATGAGTCTATATCAATAATTCTTTCACCATTACCTGCCATTGAAGAAATGTTTACTTTATCTCCTTGTGATAGAGCCGTTGTTAAAGTAACAACCTTGTCAGAATAATTTATTTCATACTCTTCGGAGCTCATTAGCACACCATTAACTTTAACAAATAACGAATCTATATTATGTGGTAAAATACTTAAATCAAAAGTAGTTTGTCCGCTAGTAGCAGTATAATTTCTAGTGCTTATTAAACTGCCGCCATCTGCTGCACGATCATAAACTTTTAAATCAAGTGTATCGTGTAACTGTCCTGGAATAAGTTCTTCAGGACCTTTGCTTGTAGTAGGTGTAACAAATCCGTCACCGTCAAGTGTAATATCACCTGCTGCTAAACCTGTAGCAGTTCCATATGCTAAATTACCACCTTGTATTATTGAGTCAAATCCAACACCTTCGGGTAAGAAACTTCCATCTGATGTAGATTTTCTAATAACAATAACTTGGTCTTTAGGAGGATTATTAATACTTGTAGTGTAGTATTCTTCAAATTCTTCTATGTTTTCTATACTTACAATATACTCGCCATTAACAACTTCATAATTTGAACTTTCTGTTGTAATAGTTCTCATTATTGCGTTAGGATTTCCTAGTGCAAGTACTGTAACTCCATCATCGGCAAGATAAGTTTTAGAACTTCCATCCCAATTAGGATCATCAATGCGTATACCGTTAATGTACACATTGTATTCAACACCATCTTCAAGAGGTTTACTTAACGAAAACTTAGTTGTGCTGCCATCTGAATAGAATGTTTCGTCATCAAAGTTTGTATCGTATGAATCCCAAGAAGTTGTATACCATTCTTTAGTATCCCAACCTAAATCTTGTCCAAACTCAAATGATCTAACTTCTACACCACCATAGTCAACACCGTCCATTAGCTGTCCAAGATCATTTCCTTGTTGTCCTTCTGCTGGATTATAAAATAATCTAATTCTGTCAGCAGCAGTAAGCATACTAATGTCTTTATTATATTGTACAGTTATAGTAACACCGTTAAGAGCTGCTTGTTCTAGTATAATAGTACCTTTTGCATGTATGTGTGTTTTATCGTTTGAGAAAACGTTTATATTTTTGTAAGTATATTCGCTACTTAATGCTTCAGTACCATTAAAGAATACTTTAACATTTGCTCTAGTAAGATCCATAGGGTATTTTAGTCTTAACACAAGCTCAGTACCACTGCTTACAAATGATTCAGTTTCTTCTAACACAAAAATTTCATAATTAGGAGAAACCCTATCAAACTTTTGTTGTAAAGTTAAACTTCTTACTTTTTTATTACCAAGTACTACCGAAACTTTAGGAAGTGAGCCGCCGTCGGCTACAGTACCAATTACAGTTATATTTGGAACACTAGTGTATCCTGTGCCAGGACTTGTTACTACAATAGACTGAATACTACCACTACCAATATACGCTGTTGCTTTGGCTCCTGATCCGCCACCTCCACTAATTACTATTTGAGGTGCTTCAACATAACCTGATCCGCCGTCTTCAATTATAATTTCTTGCACCGAATATGTAAAGTTATCAATCCAGTGTTTTTGTGGATAAACAGTAACATCAAAGTTTATTCCTGATAACACACCGTTATTAATTTGTACTTGTGGAGAAACAATTTCTCCAATTTCTGGATCATAGAACGGAGATAGTTCAAAATCTGTTATTACACTTTGAGTGTTGTCAGTTTTGTCGTATGCTGACAAATATTCTCTAATTTTAGTCTTGTAAGGTTTAACTTCTTCAATATATGCTTCAAAGCTAGGTAAACTATCATTGTTAAATGTTGTTTTCTCAATAAGCTCTCCAACGTTGTGTTTTGCTTTAATAAAACTGGTTTTAAATGCCCAATCTACATAGTTTTGTTCAGTATGTACATAGCGTAAACTTGCAAAGAATAACTGATTATATTCAGAAGCTAGTTCGTCAACAAACAAGTCATCTCTTATAGTTTCAAGTATCTTTCTAAGTTCTGTATCGCCGCCTTCTTGAGTATACAGTGTAGGTAAAAACTCTATTGTGCCTCTTTGTCTACCAACAGTTCTATATCCCGAAGTGTAATCAGGAGTATCAACGTTAACAATTTTTTCAAGTAAAATCCATCCACCTTCGCCAACATTTGATATTTTAACAATATCACCAATACTATCATTAATAATGTTTAACTGGTAATAGTCATCTATTAAGAAATCAACAGATGTAAGTTCAGAATAGCCATCTTCGTACCAATCTTTATACTGCCAATATTGCGAAACATTATAATATTGCTGACGAACTATATTCCAAGTTCTTGTAGTGCTATTCCAAGCATACAATGACCAGGCACCGCCTATAGTACTATCCGCTCTTACAAGCGCAGTAAGAGGTCTTATAGTAAGCGTTATATCATTAGTGTAGTTTGACCCGCCATTTACAATAGTAACGCTTGTAATCATGCCTAAATTGTTTAATACTGGTACTAGCTCTAAACCTTCTCCAGTTCCAGTTATTTCAATCTTAGGTGGATATTTGTATCCTCTACCTCTATTAATAACATCTATCTTAGTCACAACTCCGTCAACAACAGTTGCTTGTATTTGTGCTTGTTCTGCACGTACTGTACCAATAAATCTTAATTCTTCATCAGTGTCAACAGCAGTGTCATATAATCCTGTTAATGTTGATGGTGCTTTTTCTGCATCAAATAGCTTTGCAAGATTTAAATTATCTGTAGCTAACTCTTTTGCTAATACTCTATTAACTCTTTCAATAAACTGCTTTAGTGCTTCCTGTCTATCAACAAACCAACTTTGTCTTGGTCTATTCATATTTCCATATTTTTGCTTTACACTTAATGCAGGATCTGGAACAGGTCTATGGAATTTATCTGATCCTATTAAACTATCAAACCATTTATCTTCTATTACTTTCTTAGGACGGCTTGTTTCAAATCCGTCTGTAATAATTTGATATTCTGTATGGATGTTATTATCTTGATTATCTATAGTCCAATAACGGAAATTTATTGCAACGTCTTTGTCTTTTAAATAACCGTTAGAATTATAAAGAACAAATTTATTATCGCCTAAAATAGTAACAAATTTTAATTGCTGTCCTTGAGGATCTAATATAATATTCTGTACATCAAATCCAGTTTTTGATCTTCCTTCTACTTGTGGTAGTATTGTGGTTCCTTTTGCCCAAAAATAATATTTTACTACAAATGATTGCGAGATAGAATCGTATATGTCTTTTACAACATATCTAGTATCTCCGTATTTAGAAACACCACTTATTCCTAAAGCAATACCTCTATTTGTACCGGCTAAGTTATCCCAAGCCGAAGGAAGAATATTTGATTCAACCCATTCGTAAATATCTACTGACGAACCTTCAGCAAATGTATTCCAATGATTTTGTGCATAAGTTATACTACCTTGATGATAATCAACATACTTAACTGTACTTAAATCCCACCATAGTTTACCAACATGTTCACTGCCCCAAGAAACATATTGTTCTTTATCATGTGCATATCCTATATTATAAGATGCTGGGTCATAGTAAGTTTTATAAGATAGTTCTTGTTCTGCTAATCCGGGAATTTTTCCTTGTATTGGATCTAATATGTCAAGCCTAGTGAGCATTTTGTTTTCACTAGTGTCATATAAGAAACTTCCTCTAAATTTTGAAATATCAGCTGGATCAACTGGCTCTCTAAATACTTCCCAAATTTTACTTTCATTAAACTTATTGTAAACTGCTACTTTTCCAACTAGGTTATCTTGTACCAAACTTCCTGGCAAACCTACTAAAATTGAATTGTTTTTAACAACTATATTCTTACCAAAATCTTTAACTCTGAAGTCAGGATATTTTAAACGTTGTCCAAATACTAGAGTATCATTTACATTTTCATACAAGTAAACTATACCACTATCGTTTAGTTTTTTAACATATGTAGTAAATCCATTGTCAAATGTAGTTTCTCCAATTGACAAATTACTATTAGGATTATTTACAAACTTACTATTAAACTCTGTTAAAGAATTTGTATTTCTTTCTGAATACCTATCAAATGTTGTATCGAGTATAATATCACTTGCTTCTCCTGCTACTATTAATTGGTTGCCGTCAAAACTTAAATTAAGTCCAAAGCCTTCAACTAGCTCTGCATTAGGACTGTGTAAAGTTTGCTGTAGTTGATATACTCCGGAAACATTTTTATAAACAAATACTTTTCCTTGGAATGCTTCATTATCATCTGATTTATATGCTCCAACAACAATCAAGTTACCATTATCAGAAACTGCAATACTATCACCAAAATTCTTTGAATCTGCCGGGGCATCAAACTCCGCTGCAAATTCAAAATGCATATCTTTTAGTCTATAAATTATTAACTTATCGCCAGTTTCATATCTTGCAATAGTTGCTAGTACTCTGCCATTATCACTTATATCAAATTGATCGCCAAATGCTGTTGTATCTAAATTTGAAATACTAGAATCGTCACCAATAATAGTAATTCCTGAAGTATTAGGCAAATAGCCAACATAGTCTATATGATCTCCTAACACTCTCCATTTAGTACTATCAAACTCTTCAGCTTGCATTGTTGTTAATGCTTTATAAAATACTTCATTATAGATAACAATTTGATCTTGATAATAAGAGCTTGTATTAGAATAAACACCTTTGAAGTTTGGATCTCTTCCTAGTGACCAATTAAATGTTCCATAGTCGCTTGTTCCATTAAGAACAAAATATAATCTACCTCTACCATCTGCACTAACTTCTTGTTTTGTATCGTTAGTATGTGTTTCATTAGAATTGATAATAATTTTATAAAAATTATTGTTTTGAATAATTTTAACATGTCTAGCAAGGAATCTGTTAGATTCTCTGTTAGGTAAAATATAACCATTTACTAAATCATAATTGTATGTTTCTGTATTGTATTCGTAAACAAAGTATGCACCTTCATTAACAAAAGAGCTTGCATTTCTTTGCACATTAATTGGAATATTATCAACTTCAAACCAGTCATTATTTTCTGTACTTGGTTCAATAGCATTACGTGGAAGTCCTGGTTTACGCTCTTCAACCCAAGTATGATATTCTATTCCAGAAATAAATTTAACTTCATAATCTGCAATTTCGTCTGAAGTAGATGTAATAGCATATGTCAGTGTAGGTGGAATTTCTCTAGGTATAGGAGTTCCATTTTCATCAAATTGACCAAATACTGCTAGTTTACCTATATCGTCGTCGGCAAGTTGTCTTGATTCAGTTGTACCAAATCTAGAAAGTTGTACTCCGACTTGCTTGTACAAGAACATAGACGTCGGTGCTAACCCCGGGAAGTATCTATCACCAAAACTAAATGTACCTGATACATTTTTAACATACACTCTTCCCTTGTCAAGATCTCTTTGAACATATGCAACTTCTGCTGTTGCTCCAGAAATGCCTTCTCTAATAACATCACCAGGCACTAAAGGAATTTCAGCAAATACATCATAATCAATGTATCCATCCCATAAATCTAAAGGAACTCTTGTTTCGTTTATAATACTGTAAGGATCTGTCCCAAAACCTCTATCCGATAAGTCTGGCAATGTTCCGTCAACACCGGGTATATCGTTTAACCAAACACCAACATAAGGATCTGGTTTTGTTGCATCAGAAAACGCAGTTGTTGCTTTGTCAGAAACATTTTTAGGCAATCTAACTACCCAACGATGATCTAATACATCTATTTCTGTAACACTGCCGCCAACGCCTTGACTTTTATGACTTAGTACACGTATTAAGTCTGTTTCTTTTTGGAACGGTAGACCTGTAGCAGCAATAATTGTAACTGGAACATCTAAGGCATTTTGAATAGTGCTCTTATAAGGTAATCTAGCTGTACTTTCGGTATATCCGTTAACTAAATCAGTTGCACTATTATTTTTAACATCAACTAACACTAGACCATCAGCAGGTTCAATTAGTGGTGCATCAACTATTTGATAATCTTTAGGTGTAATAGGTGTAGGTAACGCTATTTCCCAATACCCGCCTAAGACTGAACTTCTATCTACACTATCATGCAATGGTCTAGTATAGGTTCCAATTCGGAATTGGTCATTAATAAACAATTCTCCAGTTTCACTGAAAATACCGTTTTTATTGTTAGCATAGATAATTAATCTTCCTAATTCGTTGCGGACATAAACTACATCAGCATTACCTGTTGTTGTAGTAACTCTATCTCCTTGTGATACACTAGGAATGTTTATAGGATCAACAACATAAAATACATCTGTAATTTTTCTTCTAACTGTATGAACAGTTGTTGTTAAGAAAGATTTGTTTATTACATCAGAATAAAGATCATCAAAAATCTTATTAATTTTTCTTATGTATCCGTTAAATCTAGTTGGATCTGAAGAACCAGTAAATAATCCAGATGTTGGATTACCGTTAACTCTATTAGTAAGCTCTTCATTATTATAAAGTTCAACTAACTGACTAGTTATAACTTTAACATAATATCGTTTGTTTTCAAATCCTTTAACACCGTATTGTCTTATAGTATCATAAGGAACGTTTACATCACTATTGTCAAATAGGTCATTACCTGTAAATGGTCTAAATAAGAATCCGTCATTTGGGAAATCAGTAAATATTACTTCGTCACCATCTGAAAATCCATGATCAGTTGCTGTTGTAATTTCTACAGGATTTGCCAAATTAATATTTGTTATAGCAACTTCCGATATAGGATTGTAATTGTAACTAATATCGTTCCAATCAAAGTATACGCTATCACCTACATTACTACCTTCAAACGCAGCAGCCGGTGCTCTAACTAATATATGATCGATTGAAACATCTCTTAGCGGAGAGTCTCCTAATGCAATTAAAGGTACATCGTCATAGGAGTTATAGATTTTATGTAATTCTGATCTCCAACTACTAGCACTACCAAATGTACCAAAAACAACATTATCGGATCTACCTCTAACTGTTCTTCTTGATTTAAACAAATTACCTTTATGTTGTACAATAGCACCTAATTTATAATCTGTATTAAAGTTAAATTCTTCTTTATATGCTGTTTTTACATTGCTTGCATTTGGAGCTCCAACAACTAAGAACTTACCATCAGGACTTATAGAAACCGATTCTCCAAACTTACTTCCGCCTGACGAAAAGTTTAGTGTTGGTTCTATAACTTGTTTAAATTGTAGTGTTCCGTGAGCTGTGCTGCCGTCTTGCACTCTTTCATATATAAAGACTTTTCCATCTCCATCTTCAGGAGAACCTACTGCAACTAAAGTATTATCATCATTAGTAAATATACTTTTACCAAATGAGTAATTTGAATTTGTAGGATTTATTAAATCTTCGTCAAAGTTAAATGAGTTACCTGCTTTAAGTACTGCCCATTTTCCATTACCGTCAGTTGTTTGGCTATCAACCCATAGTAACTCGTTAAACCCTATGTCGTTTTCTGCATATGAATTTGCTTCTTCAAGATTTGCTACTCTGTTAGAAACAAACGTTGTTAGGATTCCTGTGAGTTCTGTTAGTTCATTGCTTAGTGTTACATCTTCAGGTAGTTCAATAGTTATTCTGTTCAGTGCAACTTCTGTTACTTTAAACAGTCCGTTAATTTCTTCTCCAGTTTCATATAAACCTATAATATCTCCAACTTTAACAGAAGTTAATCTGTCTAAAACAACAACTACAGATGTGCTACTTTCTGTACTAATAAGAGATGTAACTCTGCAAGGAGTGTCAACATATCTATAAACATTCCAAGAATCTTTTTCAAATGTTACCCAGATATAATCACCTTCAGTTAACACTGTATGATCCAAAGTTAATATATCATCAAATGTTTTCACTGTATATTGAACATCATCTTCTCTAACAAATCCAGCTGTTTTTAAAGGAGTATCCGGTGTATATCTTACTGGGAAAGGATTGCTTGTATAATTAACAGGCGAAACGTAAATATCACTTGGAGTTTGTCTATAAATTAAATCTGTAACATCCTCTGGAATAGTATTAGTTAGTAGAATTGGTTGCGGACTTAATCTAAACTTTTCTTCGTCTAACAAAAATTCAATTTCATCAAATCCGTCAGCTGCTCCATATTGGCCTACTCTAACAGCCCATTCTTCATAAAACTCTAAACTTTCCTTATCGGCTGCGCCAAGTGCGTCAAACAATTTAGTTAATACATTACGAGTGCCTTTATCAGCAATCATTCCTTGATAGAACTTGTATTGACTAACATCGTCGTTAATAATATTTGCTAGATAATCTCTTTTTTGGTAGCCAATTAAATGTTGTGCAATTTCTTGTTGGTTAATATCAAAGTTATCAGTATCTAAATCATAAAAATCAGCAAATTGATTAGTTTTATATTCAATGTTAGAAATAAGTCTGCTTTCTGGTTTTTCGTCTAGTCTATACCATTGGCTATTAACAAATGTTTCACTACCTGTAATTTTAGTAGTAGCAGTATAATAAAACTCTTTATACTTAACAGTTTCGCCAATTGCATAATCTTTCCAAGATTGCCATTCTGTTACTGTAGCATTATCATATAAAAATCCTGGAATGTTATATCCGCCTGCCCAGTCAGCAGTTCTGTAACCTAGTACACGAATACGCTCTTGTCTATATCCTGGTGCTAAATCATATATAACATCTTTAAATACTGTTTCATTATCAAGTACAATAGCATGTTCTTTTTGAACTAATGGTAATTTTACAGCATATATTCCGTCTGCTGTATTTTTTGTAGTAAGAACAAAACTATTATCATTGGTTCTTAAAATATTACAAAATTCTTTTCTTAGTTTTGTGCCGTCTGCTTTTACTAACCCGTAATCATAAAAAGTATCAAATATATCGTCTACTACTGCATACTCTGATTTAAATTCAATTCGCTGTGCACCTGGACTAAGAGTTATTAATGCTCCACTATCCCAGGCTTGAGTTGTCCAGAACATAAATTCTTTTGCACTTAATTTCCAGTTTTCAATAGTTTCTAAATTAGGATTATGATTGTTAAAAACAAATCCTGAATCAATTAAGTATTCACTATATCCTAGTATAAAGTCAACAACTTCCTGTGTAGTTCTTAATAATGTTCCGTATGGTAACTCTTGTGGAAATACTTTATCAAACTTAGTTCTAAATATAGCAGATCTGCCGCCTTCGGTTGGCAATGAAGGAAGTTTTGAAAACTTAGTTTGGTCAAATATGCTGGTACTAGTGTGTGCTGTAGTACATCTATAATAAGTTACTTCAAACTTTACAATAGTATCTACAACATAACGTTTATTTTGATCCCATTCTACGAATCCTGCACTTACTCCTCCTACATTAACTAGAGGATCTTTTTCATTTTCTTGATGTTTATAATATCTAAAAGACGGACTAGGTATATCATACCCTCTAATAATATATCCACTAGTTGCTTTTTCAATTACAACACCACTATATGTAACAACATCAATAGGACTACTTGTTTGCAATGTTACTTGATAGTTTTCTGGCGGTATGAAAACGTTTCCTTGGTTTAAAGGAGTTCTACTATCAAGTATTAGATTAAATTTAGTTTTGTCTGTAAAACCGCCAACCTTAAATGCTATCTGATTAGTTACACTTTTAAGATTTGTTTGATAATCTTCATAATTAGATAAAACATTACTCGATAGATAATTTGCAATAAAATTAACAAATCCCGAAGTATATATTCTATTTGTATCATCAGACACTGTCGAGTTATTAGGGAATTTTAAATCTTCTAAGGTTATTCTTTTTTGTGTATCACTATATACTAGTTGATTAGCATTATTACGTGTTATTCTTAATCTATCAAAACCTAAACCAATTATTTTTGTTGGTTGGTTTAGTATCCATGATTTCATTAATGCAAATGGATATTCTGAACTTTTTCTCCAGGCTGTTTCAACTGGTGCTTCGTCGCCAAAAACAAACGTAGCTTTTGAAAGTGCTGCAACAAAGTTTTTAGCGTAACCACTATCTAATGGACTTAATAAATTTCCACCAGTATCTACAGGAATATGATTTATTAAACCAGGACGCTTATATTGATCTTTAATAATT